CAAACAAAAGATGTTGATAGTGATACACCAGTTTACAATTTTTCTCTTGATGGGGATAAAACATATTATGCAAATGGTTGGCTAGTTCATAATAGATGCTTTAGAGGTGAAACAAAAGTTTTACTAGAGGGTGGAATTGAAAAGAATATTGAGGATGTAGAAATAGGTGATAAACTTGTTGGACAAGATGGAATGATTAATGAAGTTTTACAATTCCATAGGCCACTTTTAGGTGATGACGATATTGCAATAGAAACTCCTTTAAGAATGGTAAGTTTAAATAATGGTGGATATGATGCATCTGAAGACCATATGTTTTTAACAACAGATGGGTGGAAAGCACCAAATGCTGAAAAGTCTAAAATTATTCATAAAGGTGTTTTAGATAGAAATAAAATAGAGTTAAAAACTTTAGAAATTGGTGATATGTTAATTGGTGAGGGAGATAAAACTATTGAAGTTACTTCCATAGAGTACCTAGAAGATAAAAGAGATTTACAATTATATAACTTTGTTTTAACTGGTAATCATACTTACATGGTTAAAATGAAAGAGCATGATGAATTTATTGTTGTACACAATAAAGGTGGTGATCCACTTGCACAAACATTTATCACATATAAAAGAGGTGGCTCTTTCTTAACAAAACTAGATTTATTTTTCTCTGAAAAAGATAACGATTTACCAGTTTGGGTAGAAGTAAGAAATGTTATCAATGGTTATCCAGGCCCTAAACTGTTACCATTTGGTAGAAAAGTTTTAGAGCCATCAGATGTTACTTTAGATCCAGACAATGGACTTGCTGTAACCACATTTACTTTTGATTCTCCAGTTTATATACAAGAGGGAACAGAATATTGTTTTGTTGTAATGTCAAATAGTTTAGATTACAAATTGTGGATTGCACAAATGGGTGAAAAAGATGTGTCTGGCTCTAATCGTTTAATATCAACACAACCACATTTAGGTTCATTGTTTAAATCACAGAATAATACAACTTGGGATGCAGTTCAATCTCAAGACATGAAGTTTACTTTACATGCAGCTAATTTCTCAACAACGCCTGGAACAGTCACATTACAAAATGATATTATTGGACAGGCAGTTACAAATGAAATTGGTTCAACTGTTTATGGTGCAAGATTACTTTCAAATCCAATTATTTTAACTAATAGTTCTGCTGTTGCAAAAGTAAAGCATAGAGATCATGGAATGTACAGCACATCTAATAATGTAACAATTACTGGTGTTACATCTGGAATATCAACAACATTAGATGGTGCAATAACTGATACTGCAACAACTTTAACTCTAACATCATCAACTAATTTTCCAAGTTCAGGAACAGTTCATATTAAAATTAGTAACGAAATAATGTCTGGAACAATATCTGGAACAACATTATCAAGTATTACCAGAGGGCAAGGTGGCTCAACAGCTGTTGCACACTCAGATGATGCAACAATTGAGTTATATATGATTAATAGTGTTCCACTTACAGAGATTAATAAAACTCATACTGCTATTGCAAACATACAGATGGATTCATATACAATTGCATTATCAACATCTGCATCAGTAACTGGTGCATCTACTGATACAGAAGTCGGTGGAATAAATGTTTATGCATCTGAAAATTATAGATATGAGCTTACTAAAACTGTTTTAAATACTATGGAAGTTGAGGATACTGTTATAACTGCAGCTATAAAAGGAACAACTGCAACAAGTCCATCTGGAACAGAAACTTCATTTACAAAAGAAACTACTAATACTTTTGTACCGATTGGTGAAAACTTTGAACATGATATAAGTAAAATGGTTGCATCAAATATTAATGAGGCAAATGAAATGAGTTCGGTTAAGTCGCTAGAAACTATACTTACACTTAATACTACAAACTCTAATGTTTCACCAGTAATTGATTTAGATAGAGCATCTACTGTTTTAGTTGCAAATAGATTAGATAACATAGATAGTTCATCAGATGTTTATCCTACCTCAGATTATGCTCCGTCTACCGAGCCTGATGGTGATAATAATTCTGCAATTTATATAACAAAATCAGTTCAGCTAGAAAATCCTGCTACTGCATTAAGAGTGTTTTTCTCTGCAAATAAAGTAAATACTTCGGAGATAAAAGTATTGTTCAAAATATTAAGAACTGATGATACATCTAGTCTTGATGAATTAGGATATACATTCTTTAATGATACTGGACTTGCAGACACAGTTCCACCAAATTCTTTAGGTAAGGATGATTTCCAAGAGTATTCATTCTCTGCTGGGATTAAAGATGATGGTATTGGTGATGCACTTGATGAGTTCATATCTTTTCAAATTAAGATTGTTATGCAAGGAACAGATGCAGCTAATCCACCAAGAATTAAAGATTTAAGAGCAATTGCATTGGCAACATAGTATGAGTGAATATTTAAAAGTTGAAGGTTATAGTAATTTAGTTAGAGATACAAAAACTAACGCAATTGTTAATACTGATAAAACTGCGTATCAGATGGCAAAAAGAAGAGCTGCTGATGCACAAAGACAAAGAGATGAAATAAGAAACGCATCAAGAGAGATAAATAACATTAAATGTGAAATGCACGAAATTAAATCAATGTTAAAAACTTTACTGGATAAAAACTAATGGCAATAACAGCATCAGAAATTACAACCTCAAGCACACTAGAACAGTTTAGATTACAATTTAATAATCTTGTTACTGATGTTGGTGGATTAGAATCTGGAACACAAACTTTTACTTCTACTGTTACAACAAGTAGTGATGTTGTAACATTAAATATTTTAGAAGATGGTAAAATTGTTTTTGAGGGTGCAACTGATGACGCATTTGAAACTACTCTAACAGTTGTAGATCCAACTGCTGATAGAACTATATCACTTCCAAATTCAACTGGAACAATAGTAGTCACATCTGATGGAACAGTTACTACAGATGTAGTAGGTGATACTACTCCACAATTAGGTGGTGATTTAGATATTAATGGAAATGATATTGTATCTACATCAGACGCAGACATAGATATTATTCCAAATGGAACTGGTAATGTTACATTACAAACAGATACAGTTCAGTTAGGAAGTAGTAACGAAGATGTTACTATTACAACAAATGGAACTGGTGATTTAACTCTTAATACAAATTCAGGAACAAACTCTGGTTCTATAGTTATACCTGATGGTGCAGATGGAAATATATCAATTACACCAAACGGAAATGGTGATGTATCATTAAGTGCAGACACAGTAATTGTTGGTGATAGTAATGCAAATGCAACAATCACAACAAATGGAACTGGTGATTTAACTCTTAATACAAATTCAGGAACAAACTCTAGCTCAATCACAATTACAGATGCAGCTAATGGTAATGTTGCAGTTGCGTTAGATGGAACTGGTGTTTTTCAAGTTGATGGTAGTAATGGTGTAGAGATTGAATCAGGCGTTATTAATGTTAAAAATAGTGGAGCTCAATCAGTTGTAAGATTTTATTGTGAGAGTGCAAATGCACATTACGCTGAAATACAAGCACCTGCTCACTCAGAATTTGATGGTAACAAAACAATAACACTACCAGCTGCAACTACAACATTAGTTGGAACAGATGTATCACAAACACTTACAAATAAAACATTAACAAGTCCTATAATTTCTTCAATATCAAATACAGGCACACTAACACTTCCAACTTCAACTGGCACAGTTGCATTGACAAGTGATATTGGAGATGAAGCAACTGCTCTTGCAATAGCATTAGGATAAGAATTATAAATAGAATTAAAAATAGGATAGGAGAAAAACATGGCTGATGACGCTACAGTAACAGTATCTGCAAGTGTCTTACCAGACGAGATACAAAAAATTATATCAGGCACATTATCAGTATCACCTGCTGATGCGAATGATAAGTGGTATTACAAATTAACAAGTGTATCAAACTCTAGCACAAATTTAATGGCTGGAGATTATATTGACTACACAGCAGTTGATGATGATACTGCAACAACAGCAATCGCAGCTGGTGATAAAGTAAATTTTTTACTTGTGCAAAATCAAAGTTCTACTGCAAGTGTTTACATTGTTGTTGATGGTGGAACTGCTGCAAGCACAACTGGAGATGCATTTTTAGTCGGCCCATCACAAACTTGGTATGGTAGATTACCAAATGCGACAGTTGATGATATTCATGCAATTTCGTCAACAGGAACAGTTAATTGTGTAGTTGCCGCTCTACTTGACGATGTAGGTTAAGGAGTAATTAAATGGCAAATACATTTAAAAATGAAGTCTTTGCTGGGGGAAACACAGCTGCAAATACAGACATTATCGTTTATACTTGCCCCTCCTCTACAACAACAGTTGTAATTGGATTATCCGTTGCAAATTTAACTGGAAGTCAAATTACTGTTGATGCAAAACTCAATGCTGGAACGACAGTACATCTTGTAAAAGATCTTCCTATCCCAACTGCGTCCAGTTTTGAATTTATGTCAGGTAATAAAGTTATCTTACAGGCAGGAGATAGTATAATCGTTCAGTCAGATACAGCAAATAGTGTTGACATAGTAATGGCTATAATGGAGATAACCTAATGCCTTATTTTGGAACATCTGCAAAAGATGATGGATTTTCTGGAACAGTAAAAGATACATTCAGTGGTGATGGTTCAACAGTTGAATTTACACTTTCTCAAACATCATCAACAAATGATGCTGAAGTTTTAGTAGGAAATGTACAACAAGAGCCTATTGTTGCTTATTCTATTAGTGGTGCAACTTTAACATTCACAGAAGCTCCACCTAGTGGAACAGATAACATCTATGTGTTACATCGTGGTAGACAAAAAGATACAGTCTTACCACCAGCAGATTTAGGTGATAAGAACTACAACATGGGTGGAACATTAGATGTTACTGGTAATTTAACAACTAGTGGTAACTTAAAAATTAATAATGGTGGAACAATTGGCTCTACTGGAACTACAGATGCAATGACAGTTTCTACTGGTGGTGGTGTTACATTTAAAAATGACCTTCAAAATCCAAGAATTAAAGTAGATGGAACTGCATCTGGAACTGGATTGTTCACACTTCAAGCTCCTGATAGCTCAACTGCAAGAACACTAACTTTACCTGATGCAACTGGTACAGCTTTTTTAACTGAAGAATTAACAGGCATGGTTGCACCATTTGCTGGTACATCTGCACCTAGTGGTTGGTTGTCTTGTGATGGGTCTGCTGTTAGTAGAACAACTTATGCTGATTTATTTTCTGCAATATCTACTACTTGGGGAGTTGGTGATGGAAGTGCTAATTTTAATGTTCCTGATTTGCGAGGTGCATTTTTAAGAGGTTCTGGAACTCAATCATATACTAATACATATGCTGGTGGTGATGTCGGTGATAAAACTGTAGATACTTTACGAGGGCATGGACATACAGTTAGAACAACTAATGCTGCTGGTAATACTATTGCAGATAATAGACCTCATATGTTGTGTAATAACAATTCTAATTACCCTGATAACTCGCCAGAGCCTTGTTTATTTGGTAAAGTTGATAAAGAAAATCCTGGCGGTGTAAATGAACCAAGAATATATATAGATGATGTTCAGGAATCTGATGATTATCCAGCACCTACTGTTGGTAATGAAACAGTTCCTTTCAATGCAACTTTACTTTATTGTATTAAAATATAGGAGATAATTATGAAATATAAAAGTTTCTATGACTTGAAAACTGGATATGAAGTTAAGGGATGGGAATCCCCAAAAGAGCCTGGAGTTTTTCACCAGCCTGCAAATTCTACAGATGTTAAACCACCTGATTATAATGCTGAAACGCAGAGTATAACCTTTAGAGATGGAGCATGGGCAGTATCTAATAATGTGATTAATAATTCTTCAAATCCAGAACCTGAAGTAACTTGGTACGAAAAAAGATGCGCTGAGTATGGTGGGTTTGAGCAACAAATTGAGTTCATAACTGAAAATGGTTTAGAAGCTTGGCGAGCTAAAGTTGCAGAAATAAAAGCAAAATATCCAAAGTCTTAACATGGATAAATTAAAAGACTACATCCATGTAATGGATGCTTTGACTCCTAATGTGTGCAATAATATCATAAAAGAATCTCAATATTCAAGAAAATGGGAACAGTCATGGACAGGCACTGGATCAAGTGATTATCGCACTTGCTCACAATTATCTTTACTTAATTCTAGGTATCACAGAATTTTAATCCACACCATTAAAGAATCTTATTTTGAATATGTAAAAAAATGTCAAAATTATGAGAATAGTTGTTCTCAGGTGGAAGCATTAGGTTTAATGAGATATGAAAAAGGACAAGAATATAAATTACATACTGATGTAGGTGAATTTAATAGACTTTTATCTGTATCTATTGTTTTAAATGAAGATTACGAGGGTGGAGAGCTAATCTTTTTTAGAGATGATTATACAAATGCAATTAAGTATGAGGAAAAAATAAATTTAAAAGCTGGACAAATTTGTATGTTTCCATCTAATCGGTTATATCCTCACAAAGTATTGCCTGTTACAAATGGAGTTAGGTATGCTGTTGTAACTTGGTTACATCATTCTAAAGACAAATGGTTTGATTAAATATTATGAAAGTAGATAATGGTTATTTGTGTATTAAAAACTTCATTGATAAAAAAAGAGCTAAATCTTTACACAATGAATTTTATGACTTTAGTAAAAAAAATAATTTAACAGGAGATCCACAGGCTGAAAACTCTTATTGTTATTACAACTATCTACCATTTTTAGAGTTACTATGTGAAAAAACAAATGAGGTTACAGAATTAATTGGAGAAACAGTTTTACCTACATACAATTATGCTAGAGTTTATTTAAAAAATTCTGTTTTAATACCACATAGAGACAGATTAGCTTGTGAAATATCTTTAACACTACATTTAGATGGAGATAAAAACTGGCCTTTTTATTTGTATGATAAAGAGGGAAACAAAAAATCAATTGATTTAGAAAGTGGCGATGCTGTTTTATATCTTGGAGCAGAAATAACACATGGTAGAGATTTATATAATGGAAACTATTATAGTCAAGCGTTTTTTCACTATGTTCTAAGTCGTGGAAAAAATCAAAAATATTACTTTGATAGTGGTAGAAAAGTTAAATAACATATTGTAGTTTATATTTAAGGTATTTTATAATACCTAAATACCTAAATAGATTAAAAGGAATAAAATATGCCATATATAGGAAAAGCTGCAGTATCAGGACTTCGTAAGAGATTTACTTTTCTTGCAACTGCTGGACAAACTTCAATAAGTGGCTCAGATGCAAATGGGCAAACTTTAACATTTGAAGATGGTAATCTTGTAGATGTATTTTTAAATGGTGTTAAATTAAAATCAGGTGAGGACTATAATACTTCAACTGCAAACACCATTGGTGGTTTATCTGCACTTAATCTTAATGATGAAGTTGAAATACTTGCATTTGAAACTTTTGCTTCTGCTGACACAGTAAGTAAAAGAGATGGTGGAACTTTTGATAATTCTGTTTCTTTTGCAAATGGAACGACAGTATCAAGTGGAAATATGACAGTATCAACTGGTAATGTTGTATTATCAACTGCAACTGCAACAGTAAATGCACAGAACACTCCTAGATGGATTTCAAGCACAAAATCAACAGCCTTTACTGCTGTTGCTGGAGAGCAATACTTTATTGACACATCTTCAACAGCAATTACAATGACTTTACCAGCAACTGCAAACATAGGTGATGAAGTAAGATTTATTGATGTTGCTGGAACATTTGATACAAATAACCTAACAGTTGGTAGAAATGGGCATAAGATACAAAGAAGCTCAACAGATTTAACAGTAACAACAGAGGGTGGTGCTTCTGCGTTGGTATATCACAACTCAACCAATGGTTGGTTATTAAAGGAGAAATAATAAATGCCTAGAGTAATGTATGATTTAGATCCAAGAGAACCTACTGAAGAAGATTACTATCAATTTGCACTAATGGAATTAGGTGGTGACACTCTTAACTGGTATAGATTAATTAAACCACATGAAGGCTACAAATATTCTAATATTACAACTCACGATAATCTTCCAAGTAATTTTTCTAAGCCAACTGAATCTGAGGTTAATGCAAAAATTTCTGAATTAAAAACTGCATACAAAGCTGCAGAGTATAAAAGACAAAGAAGAAATGAATATCCCAGATGGTCAGAACAATTAGATATGATATACAATGAGGGAATAGACGCATGGAAAGCTTCTATTAAAAAAATAAAAGATAAATACCCTAAAGGATAAAATTAGATGCCATTAAGTAAAGTTCATAATACACTTACTTCAGACCATATACTTTTAGATGGAACTGATAGTACAAGTGCAAATGCAAATAGTAAAGTTCTATTAGACGCAAGTGCATCTAATACAGATGTGGGTTCTATTATGTCTTTTGAATCTGGTGCTGGTGATTCATCAGTTACAAACACTAGCACTTTTTTAGATGACATAAAAACAACCAATAGAACAGCTGGTAGAAAAATATTATTACCATCTAGCACCACAGGTGGAACTATTTTAGATACTTCTAACACTACATTTTTTGGTGCTGACCAATGGAGATTAACTACTACTAAAACAGGAACTGGAGTGATAAATGCAAATTGGGAAAGAATTGATTATACAGCAAATGCTAAAGTTGGAACAGGAATGTCAGAATCAAGTGGTATTTTTAGTTTTCCATCAACAGGTATATACCTTATAGAATTTACTGGACAGGTATATCAAACTTCGCTAAATGATACTCAACAACAAATACAAACTGAAGTAACAACAGATGATTCATCATATACAAGTGTTGCAAGAACTTTATCTGGTAACTCTACCACAAGTGGTACTTTTACAGGTGGAGGTAATACTACCATGTATGCAATAATTGATGTTACAGATGTTTCAAATACAAAGGTAAGATTTAATTATAGTGTTGGAAATTCTAGTACACAAATTTTAGGTGCATCAGATGTTACTAGAACTGGAGTTCTTTTTACTAGATTAGGAGATACATAAGATGGAAAGAGATTGGGTTCAAGAGGCATTAAAAAATTTAAGACCTGACACTCCTAATTGGTATGGTTGGGCAAAGACAGATTCAAGTGGTAACAAAATACCTAATGACCAAAGAATGTGTTGGGAACACGCAATAGTTATTCAAGATGGAGTGACCAAACCAACACAAGCAGAGTTTGATGCAGAAGTTAAAAGATTAAAAGATGAATACAATGCTGATGAGTATAAAAGAAACAGAGTAAGTGAGTATCCAAATATTGGTGACCAGTTAGACGCACTATATAAAGCAGGAGCATTTCCTGATGATATGGCTGCAAAAATAAAAGCTGTCAAGGACAAGTATCCTAAATCTTAATTATATTCTTTTCCAGTTTTATAATACCTAAATAGGTTATAAAGGATAAGATATGGCAACACCAAATTCAAAATCTACATTTAAAGACTATTGCCTTCGCTCACTTGGTTTTGGTGTCATTGATATTAATGTATCAGATGACCAAGTTGATGACAGAATAGACGAAGCACTACAATATTTTGCACAATACCATTATGATGGTGTTGAGAGAATGTACCTCAAGCACAAAATGACACAGACAGAGTTAGATAGAGCTCTGGAAAACGAAACTGTAACTGCAACTGATAAAAGAGATAGTAGTATTACTGCTGACTGGCTAGAGGGTAAAGGATTTATTACAGTCCCAGAAGCAGTTGTATCCGTAGTTAATGTATTTCCTTTTGACGATCAAACAACAAATAATATGTTTGACCTTCGTTATCAATTAAGATTAAATGATTTATATGATTTTTCATCTACATCAATTATTCATTATCAAATGACAATGAAACATTTAGATTTCTTGTCACATATTTTAGTTGGAGAAAAACCACTAAGATTTAATCAACATCAAAATCGTCTTTACATAGACATGGACTGGTCTAATGACATAGCTGCAGATGAGTTTCTTATTATTGAGTGTTATCGTAAAATAGACCCAGATACATATACAGACATTTACAATGACATATATTTAAAAAGATATGCAAGTGCATTGATTAAAAAACAATGGGGCGCAAATTTATCTAAATTTAATGGAGTTGCAATGTTAGGTGGTGTCACTATGAATGGTGAGCAAATATACACTCAAGCATTAGACGAAATAACAAAACTAGAAGAACAAATACAACTTGCATACGAAACACCTATAGATTATATGGTAGGTTAATATGGCAGTCAATAGTTTTTTCCATACAAATAATCTTACTGCACTTAAATCAGAGCAAAACCTTTATCGTGACTTAATTAAAGAAGCAATACAAATTCATGGGCATGATGTATATTATGTTGACAGAACAACTGTTGCAATAGATACCATACTTGGTGAGGACGCAATTTCTAAATTTACTACGCAACATCCAATAGAAATGTATGTGGAAGATGCAGAGGGTGGATACGCTGGTGAAAAAGAAATTATGAGCCAGTTTGGTTTAGAGAATAGAAATGAAATTACTTTTGTCGTAAGTAAGCAAAGATTTCAAGAGATGGATAGTCAAATTACTCTTGAAGATGGAACAGATACCACTGGTGGCTCAATACAGCTTGAAGCTGGCTCAATAAACCAAAATTCAAATTCATCAAGACTTGAAACAGTTACACAAAGATTTATTACAATGAATGGAACAGACATTTCATCAAGTAATGCTGGAGATAATATTATGTTAGAAGATGATAATACATCTTTTATATTATCAGAGGAAAGTGGTAGTGAGTTTTATTTAATTATGGATACTGCAACAACTGATGCAGATAGGCCACAAGAGGGAGATTTAGTTTATCACCCAATATTAAACAAAATGTTTCAAGTTAATTTTGTTGACCACGATCAACCATTTCATCAACTTGACAACAATCCTGTTTATAAACTTAGATGCCAGCAGTTTGAATACAGTCAGGAAAGAATTGATACTGGTATCACAGAGGTTGATAACATTGAAGCAACACTTACAACTGATGTTGGTGAGCATCAGTTTACATTAGAGCAATCAAGTGCAGTTAATGAAAACATTAGAATATTGCACGCTGCAAACGAAGATGGATTACTATTACTTGATGGAACTGATGGAACTGGATCAAACGCTGGTGATAATGTCATTGGTGAAGATGATGAAACTTCAGTTGGTATAAACATATTACTTGAAAACGCAGCTGATAGCGGTAATGATGCATACCTCTTACAAGAAACATATATAGTAGGTGGTAGCAGTACAGACACATCAAATATAGATAAAACGGCACAAAATGAACTCTTTGACCAACTAGACGATAATGTTTTAGACTTTTCAGAGAGTAACCCATTTGGTGATGCTGGAGGAACATAAGGCGTGAGAGATATGCTATGAAGAAAAAGGAGATGATATTATGTTAGGGCAGCAGTTCTACCATGAAACCATGCGAAATGTTATTGTTGCATTTGGTACTTTATTTAACAATATACATTTGGTTCGTAAAAATAATAGTGGAAATATTATTCAAACTATGAAAGTACCACTTGCGTATGGGCCAAGGCAAAAATGGCTAACAAGATTAGATGCAGATGCAAGCCTTGATACTAAAGTTGCAATCACTTTACCAAGATTAGGATTTGAAATACAAAATCTTACATATGACCCATCAAGAAAATTGAATCGTGTGCAAAGATTTAAAAAAGTAAAAAGTTCATCATCAGCGTCTAATAAATTAGATTCTCAGTATATGCCTGTTCCATATAATTTAGATATTGAATTGTATGCAATGGCAAAGCAGTCTGATGATGCATTACAAGTTGTTGAACAAATATTACCATACTTTCAGCCAGATTATACTCTTACAATTAAAGATATGACAGATATGGGAATAGCAAGAGATGTTCCTATTATTTTAAATAGTGTTTCATATGAGGACAACTATCGTGGTGAGTATGGTGAAAGACGAGCAATCATTTACACTTTAGCATTTACAACTAAGTTTTACTTATATGGCCCAGTTACTTCACAGAAAGTTATTAAGACAGTACAAGTTGACCAGTATACAGATATTCAAGATAATGCACCTAAAAGAGAGCAACGATACACAGTTGCACCAAAACCATTTACTGCTGATGCAGATGATGATTTTGGGTTTAATGAAACAACATCTTTCTTCCAAGACGCAAAGAATTTTGATTCTGAAAGTGGAACTGATAAGTAATGAAAACTGCAGCTGATGTTCTTGATGAAACTCTTGGTGTTCTTGACCCTGTTGAACAAGAACTTAAGGGTGCAAAAACAAAAGTAATTGTTAAAAGGCCATCAGATAAATTAGAAGATGTTGATGCAGACTACAAATATCAGAGAGAAAATTTTTACAATTTGGTAGAGAGAGGGCAAGATGCAATTGAGGGTATTCTTGAAATTGCAAAAGAATCAGAGCATCCACGCACCTATGAGGTAGCTGGTAATTTAATTAAACAGGTTGCAGAGGTTACAGAGAAACTTGGTGAGCTGCAAGAAAAGATGAAAAGACTCAAAGAAGTTCCTAATACTGCACCTAAAAATGTTACTAACGCATTGTTTGTGGGTTCAACTGCTGAGTTACAAAAGATGTTAAAAGGAAAAACAGATGGACATGGAAGCACAGACATTACAACTGACTGAGTTTATACTGCCTTGGGTTGGAATATTAATTAGTTTTATTATTGCAATTTGGGTGAAAGATATTGCAACTGGCCTTGCAAAAGGTATAAAATTTAAAATGAATCCAGCATTTAATGAGGGAGATAAAGTTCTTCTTGAGGGTAATGATGCAGTTATCATAAAAATTGGTATAAGTGAAACTGTATTTGGTGTTTATTCTGAAAAAGGATATATCTGGAGATATGTTCCAAATGAAAGAATACATGTATTAAAAATAGAAAAAATAATTAATTCAGAATTACATTTAGATACTGACAAAGAAAAAGCAGAAAAACTTCAAGCACTCATAGATGCCAATCAGGATAAACACATTGTAAGTAATCGTGAAGCAATTGAGAGTTTGAAGAATGGAAAATAATTATCTAGGTAATCCCAATTTAAAGCGTGCAAATGTTTCTGTTCAATGTACAGAAAAACAAGTAAAAGAATTTGCACAATGTATGAAAGACCCTATGTATTTCATACAGAATTATGTGAAAATTGTTTCTCTTGATGAGGGTTTAGTTCCATTTAAATTATACGATTTTCAGAAAGAAATGATTGGAACATTTCATAGTAATCGTTTTACTATTTGTAAACTTCCAAGACAATCAGGTAAATCAACAACAATCATATCATATTTACTGCATTATGTGTTATTTAATGACTCAGTTAATGTAGCAATACTTGCAAACAAAGCTGCAACTGCAAGAGATTTATTAGGACGATTACAACTTGCATATGAGCACTTACCTAAATGGTTACAGCAAGGAGTTATGTCATGGAATAAAGGTTCTCTGGAGTTAGAGAATGGTTCTAAAATACTCGCATCATCAACATCTGCAAGTGCAGTTCGTGGTGGTTCATATAACATCATATTCTTAGACGAGTTTGCATATGTTCCATCTAATGTCGCAGAGCAATTCTTTAGCTCTGTATATCCTACAATATCATCTGGTAAAACAACAAAGGTA